TTGTACCAGCTTGTGTACCAGTACCAGAGAAATCTGAGTCTGCTTCGTTGTAGAATGTTTCTGTACCTGTCTGTGATGCATAGCGTGAACGCATTGCAAAGATAAGTCCAGTTGGGCCTGTCATAGGTTGAACGCCAGCAATATCATAAGCGATAAGGTTTGGCATTGCTCTACGGACTAGAGAGATTAGGATCGGATCCCAATTATCTACACTAGCACCTGTAGCGTTAGTTGGTGCAGCTTCGCCGAGGAAACCTCTATCTTCACGAAGTGCTTTTTCTTGGTTTTCTAGGATAATCGTGGTTACAGCCTTACGATAAGAGTCCTTGATCTCTGGAAGATCGTTGTGCTCTAGTACTGGCTGCCACTTTTCCTGTAGATGTTCTGCTTTGAACATTTTGTTTTCTCCTTGTTGAGTTTTTCTAATAATATTTATAAAAACTAGATTTTTAGAAGATAATTTCTTCCGCTAATTAGTCTTTTGCCCGCTTTACATTTTTACTGATTGCTGCCATGTAAGCAGACATTGCACCAGTTGTATCGAAAGATTCTGAACCATCAGTTTCAGAGTCTACAGATTCAGCGATAGTGGTTGCCTTTGGAAAATAACTTTCCTTAAGCGTGTCGAGTTTACTTCTGAAAGAACCTTCATCTGTAAAATCTACATCTTCTGCAAGAGACTTGAACTTCTCTACCTCTGTATCGGCGAGGTCAGAAGCGACTTCTGCAAAGACTGATTCACGAACCAATTGGTCATTCTGCTTTTTCATTGCAGCAGTTTTTTCAATCTGTTCGTTGAGTTTTGCTTCAAGTTCGTCAATCTTTTCAGACTGAGTTCCTAGAATATCATACTTTTCGTCTGGAACATCAATGTAATGTTCTTCAAAAAGTGATTTAAGACCTGAAATGAAATCTTCAGCAATCTCACCTTTGAGACCTCTTTCGATTGCAATTTCATTCTCTTTCATCCACTCTTCTACAACGTAGTTCATATATGCGTCAACCTTTTCAGTCAACTCATCACGCACTCTGTTGATTTCTTCAGCGACTTCTTGTGTCTTTGCAGACTCAATTCTTTCGACTTCAGAACGAAGTTTAGACTTAACAGCAGCCTCAAAAATTGTGGATGCTTTTTCTTTGAATTCTTCAGTAAGTTCCTCACCCTCGACAAGAGCGGTAACATCTTCAGATACATCTACAGATGCAAGTCTTTCATCAAGAGTAGACTCATCCATTTCTTCCTCACCATGCACTGAATCTTTCATCATTGCACCGTAAGCGGCTTGAATGTCTGTGGCTTTCATCTTTTCCATTGTTTTGATTTTCTCATACATGGCGTTGATCATTTCTGCCTTAGTCATCTTGCCTTCTTCTAGTTCCTCACCATCGTGATCTACTTGATCACCAGCAGCAAGGGGTTCTTTGATTTTGGTTGGTTCATCAGCACCACCGGCGTCTTTTGCACCCTTAGTCTGAGCATCTTTGGCCTGACTTGTTGCTTTTGCAGCGTCTGGGCCTTTCTTCTCTTCTGGGTCAACAACAGCTTTGCCTAGGTCTTGAACTTCCCCTTCAACTTTATCCATTGATTCACCTTTAGCAGCACCCTTTGTTGGGGCGTCCTGTGCAGCTTCTTCAAGCTCCGCAGCAACCTCTGCTTCCAGTTCCTCAATTGTCTTGTCTAGATCTGACATTGGGATTTTCTCCTTGGTTTGTTATCTTAACATATTTATAATGATTAAAGTTTTGACAAAAACTTTGCAAAGGCAAGTGCGGAAACTTTACTGTTTCTTTGTCTTACCCCTTCATTGATTTCGTCTTTGATGTTTTGAATCTCTACCTCTTTAAGTAGTCCATTATCCCAAACCCATTCTTTACCTTCCATGATACCTTCAACGAAGGCTTGAGGTGCAGAAGGGTCTGCAACAATATCTGCCGCAGTGGCAAGATAAAAATCATCTTTCACATAGTTAGCACCGGCCTTAGATTCCAGTGAACCCATACCTCTTGAAGAGACACCAAGTTTACCACCATCTTTGATTAGTGCTTTCGCAATTTCCCCCATTGGAGTTGAGAGCAGTTTCGCCTCACCAATAAAGTTCTTTCCATCCGCTTCCAGTTTAGTAATCATATGCGATACCCTGTCAAGATTGACAGTAGGGCCTTCTGGATGACCCAGTTCCCCAAACGCACGACCTTCAGCAACAAATTCTTTATTATAACGTGCGACTTCTTTTGTCAACACGTTCATTGGGTAGACACGACCATTACGGTTTTTCATGTCTGCCTGCATGAAGATTCCACGAATCTTCATATCTTTTCCACCACCGTCTTTTTCTTCAACGATGTATTCTACTTCTTGTATCTGTTCTGCAATAAGTTTCATATTAGTACCCAGCATTCGTGATTGCTGTACCCTTTAAGGTAGATGCCCCACGAAGCCCCTCTCCAGCGTTCATGTGAATTACAATACCAGCACCGGCACCAACATAAATTGTACCAACGTCAGCATCGTCTGCCGCATTACGAACCGTTACTACTTGTGCAGAACCAGTGTTAAATACCCATACCGCCGCATCACCTACAAAACCTGTAGTTCCAGTTGCGAGGTCGGTTGCGTTTCCTTTTACTTGCATAGTTCTTTTCCTAAATTGATAATACTTCTGCTTCAAAGTAGTCCATAAGTTTTTTTGGTGTAACTTTATACTTCTTTGAAACACTATTTATAGTTTTGTCAAAAGTATTTAGGAAATCTGAGGGTTTACTCTCCATTTCCTTAAAAATAGCGTCAACAGCCTCTTTCATCTTAGGGGATAATTTCTTATACTCCTTAGATGTTTTATGCTCGTCCTTTTCTGGTAACTCTTTATAGAGTTCAGAAATCGTCTTACTCACTATCTTCTTCTACCTCTGGAATGTGATGAGTTACAAATGTCTTTGCAACTTCTTGTCTCTTTGTCTCCAACGCATCACCCACTTTTGCTGCAAGAGCAGAATTAAAGTGTGTTTCTGCTGAAAGGTTATCACCGTCACCAATTGCGTTTACAAAGTCTCTTACTGTATCCATCATTTATCTCCTTGTTCTGGATTGTTCTGTGCGAACATACCATCATCTTGACCCATAGGGTCGAGTTCGCCACCAGATTCGTCTTTAATCTGGTTTTCAATTTCTTCAATCTCTTCATCAGACATTCTTAGAACATTCTTTCTCACATATTCTTTAGAGAAGTATGTTCCTACATAACTTTCAATCTGACCCAACATATCAATGCGGTTCTGTAAAAGTTCTGCATTCTTTAGTTCTGTAAAGTGTCCATCTTGCATAAAGTCAAACTGCAAGTGTTCTTTAATTGTCGGCCATTCTTCTTCTGCGATAACACCTTTAAGAATAAGTTGTGTACGAAGCATATCCATAAACAGGATTGTAAATTTCTTACGAAGTTTCTGTACAAACTTAGTGAACTTCAATTCGTCACGAGTAATGTTATCGGAACGTCCAATAGAGAATGAGTTCTCTGCCTCAAGTCTTGAGATTGGTACGTTCAATGAACGATAAAGTTTTGTCTGGAAGTATTTGATATCATCAATCTCACCAAGGTTTGAACCACCAGGCAAGGTTGTGATTTCTGTACCTCTACCACCTTCTCTACGAGGCAACCAGAAATCTTCCAACATGGACATATGATTTCTATCGTCACGAATTTCACCAGTTCGTGCGTCATACACCAACTTGTTACGATAACGATTCATCACATCTTTGAGGTATGCCTCTGCCTTTACTTTAGGTAAGTTACCAACATCAATGTAGAAAATACGTCTTTCAGGCGCACGAGAAATACGATAGATAACCAACGCATCCTCAATCATACGCAACTGATTAACAGGTTTGATTGCTTTGTGTAGATATGAAAGGACTGTGCCTTTGTGCATATCTACAAGTCCAGATGGACAATAGGTAATAGAATCAGCGGTAATCTTAATACCACTGGATGTTCCTGTGTTTTGATCTAGACCTTTCTCATTGTAGAGATAAAAGTCCTCAATCTTTTTAACTAAATCCAAACCAGTTTTTGGATCTTTTTCTTTTCTTTGTTCCCTTACTTTTTTAATCTTACGAGGGTCAATATACCTCACATCTTGAATGCCCTTACGAGGGGATTTTGTATCAATGATTTTGTGATAATATATACGTCCATCCACATACCATCTTCTAAAGATATCATGTCCTTTTGCATTAAAGTCAAGCAGACGCAACACCTCATCGAACTCATCTCTGATTTTCGATTTAATGTTTGGGGAAAGTTTTAATCTGTCAAGGGAAATGGAAACAGATTGTCCTCTTTCATCAGAGACAATCGCTTCATTCGCAATATCTTCAATTGCACTATCACACTCTGGTTGTTGTGCAATGTCACGATATCGTCTGATTAAGTCTATTTCATTACGATCACGACCATCCATATCAAGGATGGAAGCATAATGCCCACCGCCTGATACAATGTCTAGGGTGCCGTCATCAGTAGAGGGAGCAGTGAATCCATCACTACTCCCACTCTGATTCGCCCTTGTGATTCTGAAACCAAAAAGTTCAGCCATACTATAGTTCTCCTAGTTTTACCCAACTATTTAGTCGGATAGTAAAACTGGATTATACACTACTCGCTGTGAAAGTAGTATAACGCCAAGTAATATCAAAGGTTTCAATTTCACTTACAGTATCCATATTCAACTCAATCGCACCAACGGCAGTTGGCCAACAGTTTTTAAGAACATAAGATTTGAGAACTTGATCTCCTCTATCCAACTGTTCAACTTGCAAGTCAGAAGTATACACTCTTACGTCATTTAGTCCTGTTGTTTCTGTCAAGTCATTAATTGCATTCATCCACGATTCAATACCGTTACGGATTGCGAAATTTGTATCGTTGAACACAGTTGTTGTCCAAGTCTCAAAAGTTCTATCACCAGCAAGGAACAATTGGCGTCCTCTAAAGTTGATCGGGATTTCTGTAATTGTTTGTCCAGGCAAGGATGCAGTCCTTACCAAGAATGATGTTTGTTGAGTGGTTCCGGCCAAGTTACCAGCAAAGCCTGGAGCGTTCATAATAACCCTAAATTGGTTAGCACGAGCACCACCACCGGCCATATTTGCAGCAAAGTTATCAATACTCATAATTAACCTCCTACCTCACTAAATTCAACACCAGTTCTTACGGCGATGAAGTTTAGTGTAATAAAGTTGATGGAACGAGCAGGTTTGATGAAAATGTCACCAATAAACTCGTTACGGTCAATCACTTCACCAGTGTTGTTACTTTCGTCACAAACAACTGAGAAGTCAGTGATACCTCTACGACCTTGAACATCACGCAAGAATGGTTCTACCAAGTTTCTAAATTGTGCTCTTGTGAATGCATCGTTAAATTCAAATAACTGGAATTTAGCAGCAGTCGCAATTGCTTTCTCAAGAACGAGGAACAATCTACGCACGTTAATTCTATCAAACGCAGACGGACGAGTAAGAGCAGTCTTGTCACCAAACAAGAATGTTCCCTGTCCTGGCTGTGAGATAACAGGATTAATACGAGCAGGATATAGAATATCTCTCTGTGATTTATTAGGGTTAAATGCAAGTTTTACTGCACCACGAATCTGTCCTCTGTTGTAACCAGCAGGTGAGAACCATGCATCTGCAACATTGTCAGTATTCGCACAAAGTCCAGCAACGTCACCGTTAAGTGGAACAAAACGATAAACATCTGAATACTTGTCATACATATATTTGTAACCAGAGTCAAACACTGCGTAAGACGAACTTGACAATTGATCAAAGAACCCTTTAACATTATTTGTCTGAGTGATTGCACTAGTAACAGATACAACATCTGCTCTACGAGGAGAGATGAAACCTACGCAATCTTTACGTCCTTCACAAAGGTCGATAATCATGGTTGCGTGTGTAACACCATCTGTTCCAGCAGGAGAAGTACCTGCCATCACTAGGTTGATGTCGATTGTGTCTGGATCTGCAAAGAAGTTGTATGCAATATCCAATTCACCGATTGTTGGTGTGTCATCAGTTCCACCAGAAAGTGTATCTGTGATAACACCTGCTTTACCAGCAACATTGGTGTATGCACTACCACCAGCAATGTCTGTTCCAGCATCTGTTAGTGATGAATCGTGATCCATCCAACGAACATATTCTGAACCAACATTGACAACATTCGCATAGAATGCTGTTCCACCCTGTGGTGTTTTTGCAGAAGCAGCCTGTGATACAAATGGGAATGTTTCTAGAACAGAGTTTCCTCTTTGTCCAGCAACATCTGAATCAAAACCAGTGATACCACCAGTATAATCAAATACAACAACGTGCATTTCATCATTTGTGATGTTCTTACCAGTTGCGTAAACTGATGTGCCTGGGGCAGCATCAAAGAAGTCATAGAACTTCCAACGTCTACGAATTGCTTCACCACCTGCCATTGCAGTCTTTAGACCACCACCGTTAGGGTTGTCTAGTTGACGAATGGTTAGGTTGTTGACTGCAATTGCAGTAACTTCATACTGTTGACCATCTGTTTCTTGCAGATAAATGATATCACCAACATTGAACTCTGTTCCATCTGTAACTGCAAGTGTTGTTGCACCAATTGCCGCAGCAGATGCAGTTGATGATACTGTCTCTTCATATGCAGTTGCACTTGTACATATTGATACGCCCACTGCGTTTCCGTATGTGCCTGGGAATCTTGCAGCCCAGTTACCTACAGAACCTTGTCCAGCGGCATAGTTATCTTCATAATCATTGTCGTTTTTAATCTTCAATCCAGTTCCGTCTGCGGTAGCGTTGACAGCGGCTGTGTCTGCACGAACTACACGAAGAGCGTTTCCGTATTGAAGAAAGTTAGCGGCGGTGAACCAATTCTCAAAGTTTGTTGAGGTTGGTTTACCAAAGACTGCCAAAAGTTCCTGTTCACTTGCAATCGGAATGATCTCTTCTACT